ATACCTCTCAAAGAATCCAAGAATTCTTTCCTTTGTACTATCCTTTAGTTTGCTGTACTTACCATTTACAAAATAATTCCAATCTTCCTTAAAATCCTGGAAATCAAATACAAATACACTTTGTTTATCATAAACAATATAATCATGTAGCCTATTGTGCTTTAACAAAACAGTTTTTTCAAAGTTTTTATACTCTTCATCATCTCTTATGTCATACAAACAAATAAGCTTTGCATCCTCGGGAGAATATTTATCACCCCAGCTAATATAAGTATCAACTGGAACAACACTACTACCCCTTTTAATGCCCAAGAGCGGATACAAAAATATCTTGGACTTCTGAAAATACTTTACATAAAGTGTATTTATTACCATAAAGCTTACAATTTTACATTACCAAAAACTAAATCATATGGTAGTGTATAGTCTTTGCTTTCATAATGATATTTAACCATATCAGTTATGTCATCAAAGTCCTGCTGCCACATTGCCATTGTCTCTGCTGAGACTTGAAATGGGTATACTTGGTTGTATTTATCTATTACAATAAATGTAAAATACAACTTCCATTCACCCAAATCTGGTAAGTCTTTTAGAAACTTATGAAACACAAGCTTCTCATATACAATTGCCTGAACCCAATACTTGTAATACTGTACAGACTCAGGAAACTCCAATAAAGACTTACCTGTAGTTTTAAGGTCATTGATAAATATTGTTTTAGATTCTCTATCTATTACAAGATTGTCTATTATACCCTTAAAACCATATGGTAGATAATCCATGTCAACCTGCACTTGCAACTCACTATACACCTCTATATGGTCATCTGCCTCTGTTCTGTCAAGCTGTAATAAAGTTCTAATGTCTTTATTAGATCTAAGTATTTCAACACCAACTTTGCAGCCATCATAAGTGGGTTGATCAACTACTGTCTTCTCTTGACTTTCTTTAAGAAAATTAAAGTAGATTTTGTTTTCATCAGTGAGAATCTTATCAAGTCTCTGCTGATCTGTTTTAAGTGTTTGGTAAAGATTAGCTGTGAGTAGCTCTGTGAGTATATCTTGTGAGTAGTCTTCCAAAGATAAAGTATTATTTTCAACTGACAAGTGTATTCTAAAAATATTATCAATAATTTTCTTCTGACTGTCAGTTGGAACTTTCCCAGGCATGCTAATAAAATAATCATCATATTTTTCTGGCTCAAATAAAAGACAGTGTAGAACCCTACCTGCTACCAAGTGGGGTCCTACAACATCATCTTTCTGTTTGAGCACATAATGATTATAAAATGCTACCGGAGAATAGAGCAGTTTACTAATGCTGCTATAGCTAAAGTAAAATTTATCCTTATAAAATTTTTCTAGTTCTTCAGAACCATTCAAAGTCATCCCCATTTGTTTGTTCTATTTGATTGTTATTTGATTCTTCTTCTTCCTTAACTGGGACCAAATCTTCCTTAGCTAATTCTTCTTCTATTGCTATTAACTCTGACTTAAGTTCATCTCTCTTAATATTATTTATTGCAGCTTCTATAAGTTCATCAGTAACTATTTCATCTACCGAATCTGTCACCTCAAGTTCTTCAGGATTAATTAAGTTAAGAGATGTTAAATTAAGTTTGTCAAGATAGTCCTGTTTAATAGTAACTTCTTTGATTTCAAAGACCTGATCATAAGCAATGTTTCTATGAATATCATCAGTATACTCTTTATATAATATTTTGATCATATCTAGAGTTAACAGACCCTTTTCATTTATAATCTTGATTATATCATCAGCATCTTGGCTGCCCACTTGTCTTGGAACCCAATTAAAATAAGCAAGCATAGACTTGAAGTTCACATGGTTTCTGGTGTGTGTATTAGATATTACACCACTAAAATCACTTATGAGCATTAGTAAGTATAGTATACTATTTTCATAATGGGAATTAGCCATAATTTCCATAGCCAAGATGTGATTATCATCATCAGAGCTTTCAAACATACTTTTTAGCTGCTTGTATACATCATAGTCTATAACTGTAGAATCATCACCATTAATATTAGTAAGTAACTCTGACTCACAATAAATTGGTTTACCTTGAATAGCATCATATGTTTCTTGATACTCTGGCTCAATACCATAAACATATTGATTTACATAGATGCCCATATCTCCATTACACAGAGTATTTCTCATGTCTGACCAATTTGAACAAACTCTCTCAGCACCTGTGCTTGCTATTGCTGTTTCTAACTTATCAATGTAATATTGATCATTACAAAGTTTCTTTACATTGTTAAGAATGGTATTTGCATCTGCAAAATAATACCAATTAGATGTAGTAAGTTTGCCCACACTGCTCTTACCACTGAACACAACGGTAGCTTTAGCTGGATCTCTTACTACTCTGATACCAAGATTCAATGCAAGATCTTTTAGTTTCATTCTTGGGATATTAACTCCCGGAAGCAGATATATTGTGTCTCCTTTTGCAGGAACATATCCTTTTGAATTTACAAATGTAGAAACTGAATCTCCCAAACTCTCTATAATAGTAGCATCAAATCCACGAATAGTATTACTGTCTGAGTTACTACTCAACTTAATATGAACAAATTTTTCCATAGTTTAATTTATAAAGATTAGGGAGAGTATTACCTCTCCCCATCTTAGTTTTTAATTAGCTTAATGTTTGTTTAAAGGTGGTGACTGTTTTATCCTTGTTTTATTGGATAGCCATCTTTACCACACTAGTATTCTGCATCAGTGGTGCAAACTTCACCTTGTTTCCATTTACTATCTCTTTGACCATATAATACCTAAGATCATTTGTAAATGCCTCGCATTCTGTAGTAAGCAATGCCAATCTACTAATCATGTCTTTAGATACTACACTCTTCTCAGCTTTTGTAAGTGAATAGTTTATTACCCTAGTTGCAATAACACTAGAAATATCAGCTCTAAATTCATCATCTTTACCAACTGCAGCTGTCAAAGATCTTATTACATAGTCCTCATCCTTAGTAAGAATATCTTCAGGAGATATAATCCTATCTAGCTTATTATTAATAAACATAGTAAACATCATACTAAAGTCTGCTCCAACAGAACCCTCACCAATCATCTGAATTAGTGGTAGCTCATCTTCAAACTTCTCAATAGAACTAATAGCATTGAAGAATGTAGTAATAGATCTTGGATTAACTCTCTGAGTTACAAGCTCTGGATGCATCAACATAAAGTTAATACACCTACCATCTATTCCTGCTGTCTCAGCCCACTTAGCCCATACATTAACATCATATTTTAATTCTACAGAAATAAACCTAGTCTTCTGAGCTACATCCATTGATGTTACATTATAGTCACCATTGTCTGGATTAGTGGTCAAGATAACGTGCCAGTTCTTAGGTAGCTTCCAAGAAACATATTCTTGTTTATCTATTACTTCCATAGTTGCTTGTAAAAATCTGTGATCGGCCCTTGAATAATCATCAAGACATAATATACCACCTTCTCCTTTACCCTGAATCCACTCAGGAGCAGCATGTGACATCCTCTTTGCTATAACTTTATAACCTTTTACACTTGCTGCAGATATCTGAGTTTCATTAATCCAAGTAGATTTACCTTCTGCATTCTGGATCTGAAATTCTTTTACAGGAAAACCTACTAAGTCACCTAATTCTTCTAACTGTGCTAAATTAAGCTTAATATATTGCAAATTTAATTCTTTTGCAACTTGTTGAATAGCAGATGTTTTTCCAAGGCCCGCCTCTCCTTCTACGTTAATTGCTACAGGAACTTTTCCTTCAGCTTGAATATGTTGGTTATTTCCAACCATGTGTTTAATAAAATCTTTTAATTCTTCTACATTTAATTGTACTGTGCTCATAATTAATTCTCTTTTATTGTTTCTTCTATATCATTAATACATAATTCTATTTCATGTCTCTCACTACCACCCTCTTCTATCTCACTAAGACACAATGAATATAAATCATAAAACTCATCTTTCAGATGAGGATATTCCAAACTTTTATCTTTAATAAAACTTCTTAATTCATTTAAACTCATAACTCTAGTTTAATTACCTTACCAGGAAGGTCATTATTCATATTTGATCTTTCTGACAATACCCAAAGAATATTACTTCTTGGTACTACAGATGTATAACACTCACCATCAGTAAAATATACCAAGCTAGTATATTTCTTTTGATTAGCATTATAATAATCTAAAACAGGATCAAACTCTGTCATTAACATATAAGCTTTCACTCATAACTGGACTATCCCTTTAACTCTATTGAGTTAGCTGATTATAGTCTCTGAACCTTTTTCTTGTAAATGTGTTTTAAAGATTTCTTTTTTCCTTTCTAAGAAAATAGTTGCATCTTTATACAGATAGTTATAAAATAAGTTTGCTTTTTTATTTCTTTTATAGCTTAACTCATATACTTTACTACCTTTTGCTTGAACTAATCTACCAGACAAATTAATTTTTTTATCTAATACATTCAAGAAAGCTTTTGTACCAATAAATCTAAAGTGAATAACAGGAAAAATATTATTGTTTCTCCAATGTTTTTCTTTAGATATAAATACACTACCATCTCCATCAAAGTACCCCCTTATAAAATGATGTATTAAATCATCATGTATAATTGGAAACTCTAAGGTTAAAGTTTTTCTTGGTATACACCCAAATTTAGCTAAATCATTAACTAAAAGTTGAGAGGTAATTCTGACATGTGAGTGTATTAAACCCATAAATAAGCCAGACTTTTTAGTATAATCAATTATAGGTCCTTCAAAAGATAAACTTTTTTTAAACTTTTCTAAATGACTTTTATCTTTAATACATAGTACTAATGATAATCTATCCTGTCCTGCTCTTTCATGGATACATCCATCTGCCAGTAAAAAACCCAACCAATAAGCTTTTTCTTCAGTGTCTATTTTGTTAAAATAAACATCATTTACATTATATTTTCTTTTCATGGTGGTATATATATACATCCAATTTAAGAATAATATCTCACATTTGCAAGAAACTTGGCTGCGGATTGTGCAATCTATTAATCTTTTTACTATATCTAGATAATTAGTCTAGCCCTTATGTATGTTACCATCATAAGTTAGTAATTAATAGCTCTAAGCATTTTCCCGCAATTTACAGCATTTTTTACTGTACATCACTGTACAGGGAGGCACATTTAACCCTACCTCCACGGCCTTGTACTTTAATCTCATTATTACCTTTGTAAGGTTCAATAGATCTAATACTTGTATCACACTGTATCATTGTAATATCTACACCTGTTTTATAGATATGATGTATTTCTCCCATAAACTCTTTTAGCTCAGAATCACTTACAGAACCTGAAGTATCAATAGCTAGTAGCATATGTTGTTTCATCTTAATTTTAAGACCTGGATTTTCATCATATCTTCTGTTCTCTTTTCTACGGATTTTCTTAGTAAATACCTTTGTGCTCACTCCAGTAAACCTTCTAATATATCCACGCCAGTCAAACTTAGGTGCAACTATCTCATCAATAACTATTACTCCTTCTATCTCACCTGGAACATTACCGCGCTTCTTAAGAGTTTGTTCTTTAGCATCAGATAAAACTTTTTGTATTTGTTTCTCTATAGCTTTTTCTCAGCATCACTAAGATTATCAAACTCCTCCCATGTACTATGATCTGGTATATCTCCATCTGCTATTTGATCAAGTAGTTTATCCATCTCTTCATTACCACAACTACCATTCTTATCCTTCTCATCTTGAAACTGATTCAGCTTGTCATAATAATATCTACAACCAGCTTTTCTTTCAAGATTTAGATCTTCATAGTTATTTATATCTATTCCTCCCTCTGGCAACCAATCCTTATCTATAAACTGATTGATCT